ATTTTCTTTTAATGTATTTGATGGATATTCAGGAAGTATAAATCCTGACTTTCCTATATTATCTCCAAAGCCTGCTGTAGCTATATCCCAATTTAAAGTTATGAAATTTGGATGAGGTTCATATCTTCGTATTAAAAATGAATTTAAATTTGTTCCATTAACTATGTTTTTATCTAATTCTAAGTATAAAGAAGAAGTATCTATAGTCACATTATATATAATATATACTTGACTTTCATCTCCTTCAAATCTTATTTCATCAGCTGGTCTTATATCAAATTCTAAAAAATTCTTATAACCAGAATCAGCATAATTAAATTGGTATGCTTTATATGAATTATACAATTGTAAAAATTGTGATCCTGTTAAAATATTTTTAGAAGCCGAACCTGTTATCCAATAAGAAGAAGTTACTATACCTGCATTTGTAGGAATTGGAGTTTGAATAAGAGATATTTTTAGATCATATAAATCAATATCAAAATATCCTGATCCGTTATAGGCTCTCAATCTATATTGTTCTCCAGCTATTGGAGTAAAAGGATTAAAATTTATATTTATAGAGGAAAAACTATTATATGTAATATTAATAGTATTTCTTCCAATATCTGTCCATCCTCCTCCTATATTTTTTTGACATATAAATTCAGCAGATACAATATTAGAAGGTGCACCACTACTTTGTAATGCTAAAGATGCTCTTCCTTCTAATTTAATATTTAAAGTCACATTATTAGCTGTTGTATTTATAGTAAAAGTATCAGTACTGGTATCAATAGTTACATTCGCAATTCCTGAATATACTGCTGTAAGGAAATCTATAGTTTCTGTATTTCCTCCATTAACTACATTAATTCGTTGAAATGGTGATTTACCTCTTGCTAAAGAAGCATAATTTGGTACAAAAGTAGTAGATGTATTATTACTAAAACTCATAGTAGTATTAAAATTATTTCCACTGCCTGTTTGAGAGGCACATATTCCCCAAGGTATAGCTCCTGGGCGTAATATAGGTTTTAGTCCTCCTAAAGAGGTATTTAAATTATCTGTGGTAATATTAACATTTTTATTTGTTTCAAAATTATATATTAAATTATAGTAATATGAACTAGATAAAGAAGGAGTAAAAATATTTCCTCGCTCATCTATTAAATATAAAATATGTGCTAAAGAATTATTTAATAATTCAGCATATGAAGAAGTAATATAATTATAGTATGCAAAATAAGTTTGTGTACTTTCAATATTAGGTAAAGTACCATATCCTCCTTCTGTTGAATTTAAATTAAAATTAGGACTAGTAGATCTAACACCTTTATATCTAGGTAACACACTAGCATTAGCATTATATAAATAATTATTCACTTCTGCGTATTGTGCTGTGTTGTTTATAATTTGTTGTAAATTTGAAGGTATAGCTTCACCATTATCATATAAAACTTCTTGATAAGTAGTATTAATATCATTTTGACTATAATTATTCATTAAAACATCACAGTTACTATTTCTAAAATTATTTAATAGGTAAGGTTCAAGTACTACTGAACTGGTTGATGTTTGAGGTGGATATGAAGATGTTATTCGTAGTGATAAATTATTTATTATTGCGGATGATGTGACGGTAGCTGATATTTCTGCTATAGTTAAGTAATGAGCAAAATATGGTGGGCCTGATTGTTGTCCATAAGCTTCATTAGCAGTAAAGGAACAAGAAGGATTAGTAATAATAACTACTCCCTTATCAGTAGAAAGAGCAGTTCGAGTAAAAGTAAATGTTCCGTATGCTCCTGAAGGAATATATCCTATGATATTTGTTGAGGAGGTTGGTGATAACCAAGTTGAACTACATGTTAGTGGATATAATGAAGGACCAAAAGTTTGAATTGTATCTCCATAATCAGTAGTTATAGTAAATGGTTCTGGGATAGTTATATTAATATAATATGTTTGGCCAGCAGTAAAATATTGATTAATTCCAGTAAAATCTTGCATTAATTGACAGTAGTCAGTATTAATATCAGTAGAGGAAGTTGGTGCATATATTACCCCTCCTGAGTATCCAGGGATTGTAATTGAAGAGCCAGGAGGTGTGATATAACCTTGAAGAAAAGATGCATTTGTAGAAAACCATAAATTTTGTCGATAAGATTTACTACCTACATCTGCACACGTCCAGTTAAATGGTAATTGATTTGGATTTTGTATAGAACCTGTTCCTATTAATTGATTATTTGGAACTATTATATTATTTAATAAAAAAGCATCTATTTCGTATGAATAACTCTGGATAGGTTGATATGCACTACTAATTATTAAAGTATGAGAACCTGTTCCTAAATTATATTTTGTAGTTCCTATAGGAGCGTATATACTTTCAACAGTATTTAATATATTATGTGGGTACAAAATATCATCATATGCGTTTATTGCCCAAGAAAATGTAGCAGGAGTAGATAATGTTAATCCTATAGAAGCTGTAAGTTGGATTGGAACGTTAGGAGTAAGAGGAAATTCATATTGTCCATTATTAAAACCGCTAGCACTATCTACTAATGCTAACCAACTTGATGTTAAATAAGAATATTGTCCTGTTACAAGAGAATTTGCTGAGGAAGTAGCGTATAGTGAATAATTTAAAATATTATCATCAGCAAAATAAAGTATATTAATCCATGTTTTAGAAATAACCTCATATAAATAATAAGTAGGATACTCTGTTATATTTTTTACTGTTAAAATTATTTCACCTACAGTTGGTTCTGAGTCTGTCCATCTAATAGATGTTAGTTCTTGTAGTGATAAAGTATTATCTACTCCTTGTTGATCTACTTTAGCTATTTTAAGATATGTTATTTTTTTATAATTAATAGAAGAAATATCATCACTTTCATAAAACATTAGAAACTCACCACTTTGTGGTGCTGTGTATCTATGTATAAACTCACTAAAATTATTGTTTTGTATTACTCCATTTATTCTATAAATAGAATAAGGAAACATACTATAACTTGTAGGAGTAATATTTACTTCTAAAAATTGTCTACAATCTTTATCTGTTAAATTTCCGTCGGTAATAACATAATTAGACCCACTAAATTCTCCATTAATAAATTCCTCCATTGTATTATGAATAAATGGAACTATCCCTAAAGGAGTAGTATTTGATCCTGGCCAAGATTGAGTAATATTTACTATTAAATCTACAGTTGTATTTGATGCTGAGTCTGAAGTTGTTAGTCCTTTAAGTTTAAAATTAGGCCACATCCCGGCATATCCTCCATCTATTGTTTCTATTGGAAATGATTGTTCATCAGTAGAAGAAATATAAGTCCTTTGTCCGTATGATTGAGTAGCAATACTACCTATTGAACCTGTTATTGTTATATCTTGTAACGACATTAGTATCCGATATTTTTAGTTTTTATTGTTGGACTTCCTACAAAAGCAATTATACTTTGTGTATTAACTTTAGGTTGTGGATATCTATATCTTTCTAATAATGTAGGTTTTATTACTATACCTGAAGCTAAACCAGCACGAGCGGGTGTGAAATCTTTAATCATTTTAAATAATGAATTATCAAAGAATTTAATAAGTCTTATATAATCATTTAAGTCATAATTATGAGTATATTTAGAGAAATAATTATCTCTTAACTTATCAAAATCAGGATAATAATTTAATGAACCAGAAATTAAATATCTTGGATCACCAATATATGAACCAATATTGAAATATCCAAGTTGAGCTATAATATCATCATTAACTTCATCTTGAGGTGAAAATGCTGCTTCAACATAATTTACATCTTTAGTAAATTGTTCATTAGTTGGAGAATTTTGTTGTATTGAAATATATGGAGATAAAGTATTACCTGATGGTAAAACCATATCAACTATTCTAATCTTTTCTGATATTGAGTTTTGGATACCTGCTACAAATTGATTTTGGTATATAGTTTCATAGTTAGGTTCAAAAGTATATGTTCCATTTAAAGTATAATTGCTTCCTGCTGAGCTAAAAGATTCTACTACAGGATATTGAGATATAGCAGGATGGATAGATATTCTTGTTTGAGTGCCCGATCCACTATTATCTAACATAGTACCTAATGGAGCCCTAAAAAATAATTGATTAAAAGTATCATTTAATCCTTCTATATTATTCCCTTCAATAGAATAAGGATTCATCACATAATTATCAAATTTTTTCTCTTCTAATAGATTATGATAAAATCTTAATTCTTGGAATGAACCTGAAAATGGAGTATATGTTTTACCAGCTGTTGTAATAGATGTATTATTACTTAGACGGAAATTTTTATTAGATCCTCCTATCCATACCCTATTAGTATTAATACTACTAGATGTTTGAAATCCTAATTGACTACCATCATAACCACTATATATATTATTTTTAGCATATAATGTTATTGGAGAATTAAATAGATCAGAAGATTGATTTATTAAAATTGACCACCAGCCTCCATCAAAAAATGGTAAATATATACTAGCAGAATTAGATGTAGAAGCATCTATATATTTTAAAGTAGCATATTGGTTATAGTTACTAGGAATAGAACCATTATGTGATCCTGATGATAATCCACTTCCTGTATATTCTAATACTAAATCAAATTCACCTATAATTCTTGCTATAGATTGACTATAATATGTCGATGTTGGTAATCCAAATGTTTTAAATCTAAATTCTATTCCTTCTAATCTAGGGATACCATTGAAATAGGATGTTGGTAAAGATACATTTACATATCCATTTGTTGTATTTGTAAATGCATAATTAAATTGATCAGCAAAATTATCCCATGCTTGATTTTGATATGATTTACCACCAAATTCATTTATACGTAAAATAGTATCAGGGATACCATAAATATTTACTAACATTCTTAAACCTTCTGTTGTTCCTTTTTTCTTAAGTAACATAGGAAGATTATGATAAATACGTTTATAAATTTCTTTATTAATATCATCTACTGGTTCTATTGAAGCAGTTGATGATGCAGTTACATAAGTATTTATATATTCATATCCTGTAAGTGTAGGTAAAGAACCTGTAGTATAAGGTAAATTAAATAAATTACCTGTTGGAGTAATACCTAATAATGCTGAGTATAAGTCATTTGATGAGAAATTATTTTGGTATATTTTAACTCCTAAATCACGAATTGCTTGAGCAACTATGTCTTTAGAAATACCATAATTTAATCTATTATCAGCGTCAAATTTATTAGTAATATCTTTTAAATAAACCCAAATATTGTCAAAATTTTGTCCGATCATTTGAGTAAATAATCGATATTGATCGTTATTTGAATCATCTAAAAGATAATTAGGTATAGCATTAATTAAAGCATCTACATTATCTCTATCATATAAAGAAGCAGATAAACTTTGAGTTGTAAACCAATCTAAAGCTGGAGTAGATGTTGTAGGAGCATTTATATATGGGTAAACTGAGTTAGTTTTAGGCCACGCATAACTTCCTGATTTATAATATAAATAATATTCATATCCATCAAATCCAGTTATAATTTCATTTATTTTATTTTGCCATATAATTTGGCTATTTGAGGTATATAGATTAAGAGGTAGACTACTATTAGAATAACTTGCACTATAGTTATATTGTTCAATTAAAGATAATTTATAATAAAAATTTTCTAAACGAGTTTGGGCAGATGAAAAATGAATAAATTGAGAGTAATCAGTGTAATCAATATTAATTTCAATTCCTTTTTCAATTAATAAACTATTAATTTGATATAATAAACTACCTGATCCTAGTGATGAAATATTAGATTGTAAAGCATTTTTATTGGTATAATGGGTAGAATTATTTATTTGGTCTTGAATATCTAAATTAAAATTAGGACCACTTATATAATTATATTGTTCTTCTAAAGAGAAGATAGTTGTTAATTCAATTTGATATGCTTGAGATTCTGCTACTTGTTCTACAACCCAACACTGTGAATTAAATGTAAATTCATTAGGTAGTGCCTCATATAATTTAATTAGGACAGTAGGATCTGAGGGGTTAGTATTATCTAATGCTATATTATTAGCAATTATTAATTTATTATTTCCAAAATCTAAATAAAAATCTAAATATGTTCCAGTTGAATTAGTGATATCATTAGCAAGCTGGATTGTTAAATCAACTACATCAATGTTAGAAATTTGAGTAGTATTTAATCTTAACTCTGTTCTATCAGAACTTATATCTTGAATATAAAAAGTACTACCTACTGATGATGATAATTTTCTTTTTAAAAAATTATATATTGTATAATATTGTCCTTCAGTATATCCTTGTGATTCTAAATCGTTTTGAGGATCAATTGTAACTAAATTATCTCTAAGTTTATAATTAGGATAACCAGTAACATTACTAAATAAAATATTTTGATTTAAATCAAGAATAAAATATTCAATATAATCTTCTGAGGGATTGAAAGCTATATCTTGTTCAGTAAAATTAGATATAAGAGATTCATCTTCAGAAGAATAATTCTGTAGTTGAAGTGTATTAGGATCTACATTTTGTATATTAATTATTCTTTCCATTATATTTGAGAACCTGAGATAGTTAGATTAACTAATTGTTGATTAAGTTCTAAGTTTGTTTGTTGGAGTAAGTTAATTTCATCTATTAATGCTTGAATATTATCATCTGTTGGAGTAAAATTAATATATTCTGAACTTGTTTTTATAAGATATTCATGTGAATTAGTAGCTCCTTCTTTTGGAATTTGAAGAAATAATTGATCGTATTCTTGAAAGAATTGGTCAACGGATATTGTAGAAGTAGCTTGAGCTGATGGAGTGAGAGTAGTAGCTAATTGAGAAAATTTTGTATCTATAACTTTCTCATATTGGTTTTTGGTATATACTTTTTTATTTAAATTAATTATTTCCATTATCCATTAATTATTTTAAAATAATAATTATTATCTACTACTATAGTTTGACCATCGTAAATAGTTTTAATTACAACTTTATAATATCTTTCAGGTTCTAAACCATTCATATAAAGTATAAAATAACTACTTATAGTATCTTGACTTAATTTAGTATATGTAGTATCAAAATCTATAACATATTCATTAGTATATAAATCTTGAATTGCATAATATGATGCTGTTGGTAAATAATAATTTTTAGTATAAAAAGAAGATGTAGCCCATATTCGAGTTGGATACTCAGGTGTTGAATATACTCTAAATTTATTTACACTATCTAGATAAAATATTCCTGGATTTTCATTTAAATTAATTGTAAAGGGTTGTAAATTAATTATTGTTATACCTGATGATCCTGTATTGATGATAGAATCATTCCATTTAAATTCTAGACATGGAGGATAAATTGTATGAGTATCAATTGAATAATATTTTATTTTAGGTTGATTATTTTCATTATTAATAAATTCATTTTTTTGTTTTAAAATAAATCCATTATTAGGGTATGAACTACTATACCAAGCTCTTACTATATTTGTAGTATTAATATTTAAGTCTTTATCATCATAGAATCCAAACGTTTGAGATCCACTTAATGATTGAGTAACAAACCAAGTACCACCACCTGCTGATACAGATGATGAATAAGATCCTGTAGTACCTGGATTGAAAGTTCCTGTTGTCCATTTACTTCCACTATATTCGTCTTTCCAATTCCAACTAGCTCCATTAGTAACTTCAGGTGAATAAGCAAATTTTCCTGTTCCCATATTCCATGATTGGGAAACAGGATATACTTCAATTGTAGTATTTTGATTTAAACCACTTACATCAGCTATGAAGTATCTTAGATTTGATTGCCATTGTGATCCTGATATTTTATTATTAATGATATCTGTGATTTTATTTGAATCAAATTGAATTAGAAAACGACTTGCTTGAGGAGAAGGTGTTCCTATTGCTCCTACAGTTAAAGATGCTTCTAATATTTCATCTAATCCTGTATTTTTATCTGGATAGATTGAATATAATGTAGTGTCTTGAGTTGGAAATATTTTATATATAGCCATTAATTTGAAATTTTATATATACCTATCATTTTATTATAAATATATAAAAATTAAAGGCTAACACAGCGACCTTGAATGTCAGCGTTAGGATATTTTACTTCAAAAATCATAGGATCTAATGATGGATAAACTACATTATTTTTAGTTGCCCCTGAGATATCATAAGCATAATCTGAGTATCCTAAATTTGATCCTACAAAATTTATTATTTCTACATTTTTAACTGTTTGAACTCCCTCTATTCTATCTAATATGATATAAATATTTCTTAATATAATAGGCTGATTTATTTGCCAATTATTAATATTAAAATATGTTTGTAAAGCTGTTATACAATCTGTTAATACTTGATTACTATTAAAATTTGGTAATATAATAATATCAAAGTTTATTCCAATATTAATAATAAAACCATCTTTTATATTAACAGCGTCATTTATCATTCTATATTGAGAAAGATAAGTTACTAAATTTTGTTTTAAAGCTAATGAGGCTTGGGTTAATTTTTTATTTATATCGTAAGTTAAAATATATAAATCTAATATACCCACAGATTCACCTGAGGATATACTTTGTGCTTTTGTTGGTTCAATGTATGCTTTAGCTACTTCACCATATCTAGAAGGCATAGCTAATGCTCTAACTAAATAGTCATCTTGAGTAACATTTCGTTGTTGTGATGCGAAATTAGCAGATGCGTTTTGTCTAATTTCTTCAATTGAATCTCCATCACCACCACCACTTGCTGCGTTTGGATTTGTTATTGCTAATGAAGAAAAAATATTATTAGCTAATGCTGAGTTAGATAAATTCGGGTTTAAAAAATTTATAGTACCATTTAATGTAGTTAAAGTATTAGAGTCTACATTTGATGTAACTCCTCCTCCAGTTAAATATCTAAATGTTAATGTAGTATTTGAAGGAGCAATTCCATAGGTTTTTGTATATAAGAAATTTGAAGGAGAATAAGCTGATGTAAGTTTATCTTGTTCAAATGGTAAACCAATACCTACATTATCAGGATTTGGAATTATTTCTTCATCTGAATCTGATGTTGTTCCTGCTCCAAATTGGATTTGTAATATATTTGAATTTCTTAAACGAGTTGTAAATCTATGTTGTATTTTTTTAAGTTTTAATAAATAAGGAGCATCACCTAAGTTTTGAGATAGATTAGGATCATTTGTATTAGTATTTTTAATACTATCATAAATCATTTCTTGACCTAAATAATCTACTTCATACCAATTATTTCCTTCAGTATCAGTACAATCTAATATTCCTATTAAATTATTAGCATTTATAGTCACAGTATTAAATTTAATAGGTGATGTAAATGAAAATATAGTTGTATTAATAGTAGCAGATATAGCTTTACGAGTTTTCTTTAATAAAAATGATTGAGGATTACCACCAGCTATTTCAAATATAGTAACATCAGTAGGATCACCAGAACTTGAAACTGTAAAATCTATAGGATCTTGTACTAAAAAAGATACATTTGAAGTATTTGATACAGTTGAATTAGGAGCAACGTATAAAGCATAGTCAAAATCAGGTACATATGATCCACCAGAAATTTTAGCAGGAACTTTTTGATACACATCTATATCTACTAACGCTACACCTGTTACATTTGGTTTATAACCAAACATATATGCTAATTCAAATAAATTATTTGATTGACGAGCAAATTGTAAATAATTTTCTTGTACTTGATTATCTAGATAAAATGATAAAACATCACCAATATACGCTGCCATTTCCATAAACATCATTCCTGGAGAAGCAGGACTGAAATCATTGTATGTAGTAGGAAAATATGTTTTAGTATAGTCAATTAAACTAGCTCTATATTCTCCAAAACTTTTATTTATATACTTTATATTTTTATTAATAGCCATTATGTAAATGATATTTGTATTTGATCTGTAATTCCAGTATTGATAATGTTATAATATAATTGAACTGTTATTTCATTATTATCAGAATTTTCTAAAATATCTAATTTATCTACTTTAATATTAGTAAAATATTGAGATATTAAAGATTGTATATTTTCTTTTAAATAACTTATATTATCTGTAGATATTTGTTCAAAGATAAATGCTCTTAAATTTGCTCCGAACTGATTATTTAAATATCTTTCAGTTTGATTTGTTAAGAAGAAATTTATTAAATTATTTCTTATAGCATCTTGTGTTGTATATGTAGAGAAAAATATAGCAGGAGCATTAAAAGGAATAGCTATACCAACGGCAGTACCGGGTTTAGTATCTATAGGAAATATTTTTTTTGCTCCGAATGCCATTATTTACCAATTAAATTC